GTAGATGGTATGGCTAACACCATTAAATACGGCTCTGGAGGGGGGTCGGGTCAACAGCCTTTGGGGTTTAATAGTCAAAAAGCGAATATGCTTAACGTAGACCTAACTTCTCCTAGGTCTATTGATCGAACCGCTGTTTTTGATCCAAGTATAAGCAGCACAACAACTGCTGATATGGCCGGTAAAACTGGTAGACCAGCAGGCGGTGGAGTTGCAGCATTTGGCACTCTTTCAAAATTGTTGTCTGGACAGCAGACTTTTAAAAAAGGCGGCAAGGTATCGTCCGCCTCTAAGCGTGCTGATGGCATAGCGATCCGGGGTAAGACTCGTGCCTAGCGTATCAGCCAAACAGGAAAGATTCATGCAAGCGGTGGCTAATAACCCAAAGTTTGCAAAAAAGGTGGGCGTACCAACGTCCGTAGGTAAAGAGTTCACTAAAAAGGAAGGTGGAGTCATGAAAGAGTCAAAGGCAATGATGAAGAAGGAAGTGTCCTTTATGAAGAAAAAGGGCGCCCCCAAGTCCATGCTTAAGCACGAGATGAAAGAAGCGGGTATGGAAGCCGGTGGTGTTACCAAAAGGATGCCGACCCCAAAACAGATGCTTGGCTGCTGGTCACAAGTCTGCTGATGGCATTGCCAAAAAAGGCAAGACCAAGGGCAAAGAAGTTGCTATGAAAAAAGGCGGCGCAGTCAAGAAGATGCGTTACGGCGGAAAGACCTGCTAAATGCGAGCAAGCCGGGGTATGGGGATAATTAACCCATCTAAAATGCCTAATGCCAAGACGATCACCCGTAAGGATGATCCGAATGAGGTAACTATGTATGCCAAGGGTGGTAAGGTATCCAAGGTAAACGAGGCTGGCAATTACACCCAACCCGGTATGCGTAAGCGTCTGTTTGAAAGTATCAAGGCTGGCGGAAAAGGTGGTGCTCCGGGTCAGTGGAGCGCCCGTAAGGCTCAGATGTTGGCTATGCAGTATAAGAAGGCTGGCGGGGGCTACCGTGATTGATTTTATTCAAAAACAGATTGAGATTTCTGAGCGTCTGTTTGATTTGATGCAAAAAGATCACAAAGAGCGCATGAACGGCATTGCCGTCTGGGCCGAAATGAGCACCGGATTAATGCAAAAGTTAGATCAGCGGGACGCAGAAATAACCAGACTTCGGAATTCTGTGCAGGTTTTAGAAGAGCAACTTCAAAAAAGTAATTTTGGGGGAACAAATGAAAGCGCCTCAAAAAAGTCTGAAGGCATGGACTCAACAAAAGTGGAGAACTAAGAGTGGCAAACCTTCTACGCAAGGATCGCAGGCTACAGGGGAAAGATACCTCCCAACCAGCGCCATCAAAGCGCTCTCCCCGCAAGAGTACGCCGCGACCACGAAAGCCAAGAGAGCCGGTAAAGCAGCCGGAAAGCAGTTCGTTGCCCAACCTAAAGGAGTGGCTAAAAAAGTTGCTCCGCATAGGAAAGTAAAATGAGTACAACAGGGACGACCACCTTTAACCTAGACCTCAATAACCTCGTAGAAGAGGCTTTTGAGCGTTGTGGTGCTGAGTTACGCTCGGGCTACGATATGCGTACCGCCCGTCGTTCCTTGAATCTATTGACGATTGAGTGGGCCAACCGAGGGATTAACCTGTGGACTATCGAGCAGGGTTCTATTCCTATGAACCAAGGGCAGATAACCTACGCCCTGCCTGTAGATACCATTGATTTGATGGATATGGTGATCCGTACCCAGACCGGTATTCCGCAGACGGACATCAATATCAACCGGATTTCGTCCTCAACATACGCCACGATTCCCAATAAGAACGCCCAAGGACGCCCAATTCAGGTCTGGATTGACCGGCAAAGCGGGTACGAGAACGTCACGGCTAAGACCCTGCAAACCACAATTACGTCCACTTCTAACCAAATTACGCTTAGTTCTGTAGAGGGTTTGAACTATGTCGGGTTTATCAAACTGGGCAATGAGACCATTGGGTACAACGAAATATCAGGGAATACCCTACAAAACTGTGTCCGTGGGGTAGAAAATACCACGGCTGCTGGGCATACCGCAGGTGCCATTGTGACGGTACGTAACCTGCCAAATATCAATGTCTGGCCTGCACCGGATCAAAGTAACTTTTATTCCTTTGTTTACTGGCGTTTGCGCCGCATCCAAGACGCTGGTAACGGCATCAATACCGAAGACATACCTTTCCGTATGATTCCTTGTATGGCGGCTGGATTGGCCTATTACCTGTCTCTAAAGATACCTGATGCCATGAATAGGATTGAGATGCTGAAGGCGTCCTATGAGGAGCAGTGGGCACTGGGATCAAGCGAAGACCGGGAAAAGGCCGCTCTGAGGCTTTCTCCACGGCAGTATTTCTACTAAGGTAGGTTATGTCAGGCCCTAAATTTGCCTCTGGAAAATGGGCAATATCGGAGTGCGATAGATGCGGATTTCAGTATCAGTTAAAGCAATTGAAGAAAATCGTCATCAAGACGAAGAACATCAATTTGCTGGTTTGCCCCACCTGTTGGGAGCCGGATCAGCCGCAGTTGCAGTTAGGGATGTACCCGGTTTATGACCCACAAGCCTTACAGAACCCAAGGCCGGATACAACGTATATACAGGCAGGATTTACAGGATTACAGGTAGAACCATTAAACCTGCCGAACGAAGATGTAGATGCTTTTGGAACGCCATCTGGCGGCAGTAGACAGATACAATGGGGGTGGAACCCTGTTGGTTTGGACAACCCCTTGCAGTTATCCGGGTTAATCAATAACCTAGTGGCTGGCGGGGAAGTAGGGACCGTAACAGTAACAATTACTTAGGAGTAAAAACATGGATCTTAAATCAGTATTAAAGGCACACATGGCTAAAAAGGGTGCCAAGGCTCACCCAGATTCCAATGTGAAAAAGTTGGCTAGGGGTGGTAAAACTAACCTACAGATGAAACAATTAGGCCGTGGGCTGGCAAAAGTCGCCAACCAGAAAAAGCCTATGTCAATGGTTCGCAAAACGGGGATCTAATATGAGCCAAGCCAACGATAAGTTTAATTACTTCCCTGCTGAGACTGCCGACCCAGTTGGCAAGTACACGCAGCCGAAGCCCTATACCGACACAATGGGTGAGAATGGGTATCCAAATGCTATCCCTAACACCCAGACAATGCGGACTCGTGGTACTAAAAACACCACCCGGGGCAACAGCAATAGCACAAAGATGGGCTAAATGAACTACTCGACGCTGTTTCAGACAATCCAAGCCTATTGTGAAAATGACTTCCCGGATACGGTAGTCAACACAACGACGGCTACAACGGCATCTTTTCTTACCAAAGATCAGATTGACACGTTTATTCGTCAGGCTGAACAGCGGATTTACAATACAGTTCAACTCCCGGCTTCAAGGGAGAATGTGACGGGTAACTGCACGGCCAATAACAGGTTTCTAACCACGCCCACTGACTGGCTTGCGACGTTCTCACTGGCCCGGATTGACCCAAGTGGATCGCAAGAATACCTGTTAAACAAGGATGTGGAGTTTATTCGAGAGGCTTTCCCAAGCCCCACCGCTACTGGCGCTCCTACCCATTACGCTATTTTTGATGAGAACACGTTTATTCTTGGGCCTACTCCAGACGCAGACTACAACATGGAGTTGCATTACTTCGCATATCCAGCCTCTATCGTAACTTCTGGTACAACTTGGCTGGGCACTAACTTTGACTCGGCTCTTTTGTATGGCTCATTGCTTGAGGCATATACGTTTATGAAGGGTGAGCAAGATGTCAATGCTACGTATGTGTCACGTTACAATGAGTCAATTGCCATGCTGAAACAACTTGGTGAGGGCAAAGACCGTCAGGATATGTACAGAACTGTTCAAGCGAGGTATCCAGTTAGATGAGCACTATGAGCGAAGTAGCCTTTCTTTTAGGGGGCGCAAATGTCAAGGTTCTTACAACGCAAGGCCGAGGGTTTACCCCAGAGGAAGTTGCAGAACGGGCTTTGGACAAAATTATTTCTGTAGGTTCGCAAACGCATCCTGCCATTCGTGATCAGGCAGAGGCGTTCAAAAATCAAATCCGTCAGGTTTTGGTGTTTTATATGAAGGAAGCCATTAAGTCGCACCATACGACGTTGGCTATCAAGTTCAGGAACGCAGGACATCCTGAGTTTATTAAACTTTTAGATGAGTAAAGGAGCCTAATATGGCTATCACCCAAGCGATGACCACCTCTTTCAAAGCAGAACTTCTGCTTGGTGTTCATGATTTTCGTCCGTCTGCTGATGCTGGTGCAGATACTTTCAAACTTGCTCTGTACACATCCTCAGCAACTCTGGATGCAAACACGACTGCTTACACCTCTTCTAACGAAGTTGGTACTTCTGGTACTAACTATTCTGCTGGTGGTCAGGCTTTGACCAACACAGGTGTAGGAACCACTAACATTAACGCCAACACCGGTACAGGCTTTACTGACTTTTCCGATGAGACCTTCACGAACGCCAACTTCACGGCTCGTGGTGCGCTGATTTATAACAGCACTCCTTCGGCAAACAGCAATGCTAATACCACGCTGACCAATGCATCGGTCTGTGTGTTGGACTTTGGTGCAGACAAAACGGCTTCGGACGGTGACTTCACCATCATCTTCCCAACCAATGATGCATCAAATGCGATTATTCGTATCGCCTAAGAGTATTAGATGCCTGCTTGGGGCGAAGGTAGGTGGAGTCATGGCGAGTGGGGCGTTGGGCAGGTTGATGTCAACGTCTTACTCGCTAGTGTCGTCACGACTGGGCAGGTAGGGAATGTAGCAGTAACGATTGGTAAAAATGTACTTGTAACAGGTTTAGAGGGTACGGGTGAAGTTGGAACCGTTGCATTTAAGCAAGTTGCAAATGTTTATGTAGTAGGGGTAGAAGGATCTGGGCAGACTGGCACCGCTACGGTTGTAGGTAGGGCGAATGTTTATCCTGTTGGTGTAGTCCATTCTGCTTTGCTTGACCCTGTTGGAGTTTCTGCTGGTGCAGATTTTGAACCCGCAGGGGTTCAGGCCGAGGTTGAGTTAGGGCAAGAGTTTGTAACCGCTAGTGCCAATGTTCCTGTTACAGGTGTTCAAGGTAGTGGTGCGGTAGGGCAGGTAGCGCAAAGTACTTCTTATTATGTTACCGGGGTTCAAGGTGTAGGTCGGTTAGGGCAGGAAGAAGTAGACGCTGCGGCTAATGTAACTCTGACTGGCGTTCACGGTGATGGATTTGTTGGAACTGTAGTAGTAAGGGCTGCGGCTAATGCCCCTGTGTTTGGGTTAACAGCCACCGGTCAGTTAGGTACTGTTGACGAGAGCCGGAAGGCTAATGTTTATCTAACAGGTGTTGTTGGTACCGGGGTACTTGGGCAGGAAGATTCAGAAGGTGGGGCGCTTGTAAATGTTACGGGCGCAGTAGCCACGGGTGAAGTTGGACAGGAAGCAGTACAGATTGGCTATCGAGTCTTTGGGGTTCAAGGCGATGGCGCAGTTGGTCAGGTAACAGTAGTTGGTGAAGCAAATGTTTATTTATCGGGCGTCCAAGGGGTAGGAGTACTTGGAGAAGAACGAACAGGGATTTTAGTATTTGTAACTGGGGTTGAAGCCACCGGTGCAGTTGGAACCACCGATGTAAAAATTTCCGTTAATGTTCAGGTAACGGGTGTTCAGGCAACAGTTACATTAGGGACGGCAGTAGCACGTATCCCGAAAACGGTTTTTGTAACAGGTGTTCAGGGACAGGGACGTGTAGGAAAAGTTCTGATCTGGAGTAAAATTAACCCCAACCAGAACCCGAATTGGCAGTTAGTTAACGATGTTCAAACACCAAATTGGTTGCCGATAGCGGCATAGGAGTAAAAAATGGCAAGTACATATTCAGACCTTAAGATTCAATTGATGGCTACCGGGGAAAACTCCGGAACTTGGGGTACTGTTACCAACGCAAACCTTGGCACAGCCCTTGAGGAAGCGATTGTCGGTAGGGCAACGGCAAACTTTACCTCTGATGCCAACCTAACCCTGACGCTTACGGATACCAACGCTACTCAGGTTGCCCGTAACTTTGTACTAAACGTCACTTCCGGGGTGTCACTAACCGTTACCCGAGACTTGATTGTTCCGGCTATCGAGAAGCCGTATCTAGTACAGAACAACACCACGGGCGGTCAGTCGATCCGGGTAATTGTTGCCGGTAACTCAGTAACCGTTCCTAATGGCAAGACAGCATTTATATACAACGACGGCACAAATATCAGCATGGCTTCGGATTACTTCGTAGCCCCCACATTCAGTTCGTTCACCTCTACCGGCGACGGTACCTTCACGGGCACGGGTCAGATCAAAGTACCAGCAGGAACTACTGGAGAGCGAAGTGGTTCTCCAACAAACGGTATGTTCCGATACAACTCATCTCTTGCCCAGTTTGAAGGTTATGCGGCTGGTGCTTGGGGAAGCATTGGCGGTGGCGGTCAGGCTGGCGGTGCAATCACTATTAACGAGACCACGGCTTCCCAGAGTTACACAATCGCTAGTGGTGAGAACGGTTTAAGCGTTGGCCCAATAACTGTTGCATCTGGCGTGACTATTACGGTTTCGTCTGGTCAACGCTGGTTAATCCTGTAAGGAGATAAACATGGCAGTAGATATTAATGGTGATGGCCTTATAGCGTTAGGTGGCACATCCACTACCCAAGGCCGCTTACGGCTTGCAGAAGATACGGACAACGGGACTAACTATGCTGAGTTGACTTCCCCTGCTTCGTTGGCAAGCAACATTACTTTGACAATGCCCCCTCAAACAGCAACATTGGGGTATATCAACGTCCCCCCTGTCGGTACTAAAACAGGTTCTTATACTCTTGCCACAGCAGATGTTGGTGAGTACGTACAAGTTGGATCGGGTGGGTCAATCACAATCCCAGACGCTACCTTTGCCGAAGGGGACGTAGTATCAATTTTTAACAATACTTCTGGTGGCATTACAATTACCTGCACAATTACAACGGCATATATTGCCGGAACTGATTCTGATAAGGCTTCTGTAACTTTGGCAACTCGTGGTGTTTGTACGATTTTATTTATCTCTAGCACTGTTTGCGTTATCACAGGAAACGTGACATGAGTGGTATTCAGTTAATGCTTGTTGGAAGTGGCGGTGGAAAGCAAGTTATTAACCTTTCCATTTCTTCTCCAGCGTATAACTACGACGTTTACACAAACCGTGGCCCAACTTACGTTGCGGGAAGTTCTGAAATAACGGTAACAATTGCACCGGGGGTTACTGTTGGAAGCACTTCTACTGGTACTTATGCATTTTCTGTACCTTCAGCATTTAACCCCGGAGATACTGTTACTGTTATTAACAATGGTG